ATTTAAGTAAGCCATAGTTATCCATTTATCTCACCCCAATTATTTCCAACCTCATAGTCAACTTTATTGGGTACTTCTAGTGTAACAGCCTGTTCCATAATCTCAATAACTTTTTTAGCTTGTGCGTCATTCTCAATTGATAGATCTAATTCATCATGTATTTGTATATGTGGTATGATACCTTCTTTGTATAATTCTAACATAGCTTTTTTAGTCATGTCCGCAGCTGATCCTTGAATTAATTTATTTAAAGCTTTGTACGTGTAAGCTCTCCTGATCCCCGGTCCATGTTCCCTGAGTGCTTCTTCGTGTGGCAATGCTTTGTGCATACCAAACTGATTAGGTTCCCATAGGTGAAACCTGCATAGTCGTCCTAACAATGTACGGATTTGTCCCCGGTCTTGTGCTCTGTTAGATGCTTTCTCCATCAATTGTTTTACGAATGGTACACGTGAGTGATATGTATTAAATAAATCTGCAGCCTTTTCTTTTGTTACACCTAATTCTGCTTGTAGTTTTGCTTTACCCATACCATAAAATAATCCAAGGTTAATTGTCTTAGCCTGTGTTCTAGGTATCTCTGCCATGTCTGCAACAGTCTGGTGAAAGTCTGCGCCAGAGTCATTGCTGTATGCATCAACAACATCATAAACAGACGGTAATTTGTACAAAGATGCATAATGCACTACCAACCTAGGCTCCTGCTGAGAATAGTCAAATACACCCCATCTATGGCCGTCCTCGGGTATAAATAACGACCTTATCTTAGGTCCAAGATCTTTATTTCTAGCCGGTATCTGCTGTAGATTCGGATTCTGGTAGGAGAACCTACCAGTCACCGTGCCACCCCCAGCATTACGTAATTGGTTTATCTCTGCATGTATTCTACCCTTGTGTTCGTATCTAAGAATAGAATCTAAAAAAGTTGTGTGTGCTTTGTTTATTTCTCTTGCCTGTGCAATCATTTTTACAACAGGATTTTTGTGTTCTTGTAAAAAATTTTTTGTAAAACTTGGTGACGCAGTTTTTTCTGTACGTGGGTATTCTAGTCTTAACACATCAAATACATTTGCAATAGATCTTGCAGCCCATATCTGTGTATCAATATTTGTTTCACCTTTTATTTTATGTAGTAATTCTTTTTCTTGTGCGATCAATTCTTTTTTCATAGCGTGTGCTCGCTCTATGTCTACACGCACACCTTTAAATCTCATGTCAACCAGGCAATGAAACAGATCAGACTCAAGATCAAATATATCTTCTAGATCCTGACTAATAATTTCTTTTTTCATTTCTTGCCAAAGACCAAGTGTAACTTCAGCATCACGTTCTGCATATGCACCAACATGCATTGCAGGTAACTTATACATTTCTGATTTTGGATCAATGCCCCACTCTTCTGCAGCTTCTGCAAGTGCAGCTTCATTCTTACCATAGCCAAGATAGTGCCACGATAAACTATTGAGATCATAACGAAATCTGTTCTCATCGGTCAACGCTGCGGCTATCATTGTGCATGCAATGTCACCATTTATTTTAAATCCCATTGCCCGCAACCAACAAACATCATAGATTGCATTGTGAAATACTTTTGTAGATGGGGCCTCGAGTATATCTTTTAACCAAGATAAGACTCGACTCTTATCCATATTACCTCCACCCTCATGTGCGATAGGAAAGTATCCTTTAAAATGTTTTGTAGCAACAGCGATACCTATAACTTCACCATTACCAATAACAGAACCAGATCCTTTTTTAATTAAATCAGGATCTCTTGTTTCCAGGTCAATTGCAATCTCGTCAACCTGACGTAAGTCTGGAAACTCTGCAGGTTTTACCCATTCTGTTTGTGCTTCAAACTTAGGAATTTTCATTATAGTCCCTCTCGAGTATCATTTCTAAAAAGTGTATTGCTTTCAATATATCTTGCTTCTTTCCTTTATCACGGTGTCTGATTATATATTTTATAGCACAACCCTCAGGATATAACAACTCGTTCTCTACTACAAACTTACTTGGCTGTATTTTATATTTTTGATAATGAGATCCGCCGTGTTGTTTATCCCAAACTTTCGATGTCATAACCTCTGTCCTCCTTGCGTGCTGACATAACATATAAATTTTGTTTGGTTCTCGTTACTCCAACATACCAAACTCTATTTTCTTCATCAGCTTTGTCTTCGTTCTTCTCTGCAGATTCTCTGATAGTTTTTGTATTATCTAAAATTAATAATACATTTTCTGCTTCACCACCTTTTGCTGCATGTATTGTAGATAGTTTTACTCTAGCATCTTTTGATAATTTTTCTCCGTAACTTAACATCTCACGTATGTATAGACACTCTTCATAATCTACTACAAATACATCAAACCAATTTACATTTTTATCGTAAGTTAATTCTGTAAGATCATACATTTTTTCTTCTGTTGGTTTTAGATTCATACCCGTGCATTCCAATATATCTTTTACTTCTGACAAAGATAGTAATTCACCTTTTTGCCATCTTGTGTAATTTAGAATGCTTCTAAACAAGGATGACTTGTAACTCTTTCTACCCTTGTACTGATAATAGATTCCCATATCTTTTAATGTTGGCATAAGTTTGTTTAATCTGTCGTTGTATCTCGCTAGTATAAGCCACTCACCATCGTGTAATGGCAGTCCGTCCAGGTCCATGATGTATTGTATTTTACCTTCTTCTTCTCTTGCCTTCCAGGTTTTTGCAATTCGTCTGTCTTGTGGTATGCGATCTAAAATTTTATCAGCTAAACTTTGTATCTGTTTGGGTACCCTGTAAGATTGTGGCAAAATTATGTTTTTCTTTGATGTTTCTTGCTGAAATTTTTTTACATCTGCCCCCGCCCAGCCATAAATTGCTTGATCATCATCACCTGCTAGTATAACATATTTGCTATTTTTCTTGATAATATCTACCATTTTCCATTGTATTGGTGATAGATCTTGAGCTTCATCAATAAAAGCTACGTCAAATTTTGGACACAATTCTGACACATTAAATCTTTCTATCATGTCTGTAAAATCTACTAATTTAAAAGAGTCTTTGTAGTTTTTTACTTCGTCTGAAATAATTTGTAACAATCGTTTATCCATATCCTGAGAATACATATCTGTATTATATTCATCTTCGATACTAGATTCTTTTATCCTAGCTGCATTTATTAAATTAAAATATTCGCTGTTAGAATCTACAAATCCTGTAGTCTCTTGTCCGTTTGAATAAACTGTCATCTCGATTCCTAATTTTCTACCTATGTCTTCGTAGTGTTCGTCCTGCATAACTTCTGATTTTTTAAGTCCGAGTCTTGTAAATGCAAGAGAGTGTAGCGTTCTAAAATATTTTAAATCTTTTCGTTGAAAGGCTGTGTGATAATCTAACATTCTATCAATTGCTTCGTTTGCTGCTTTGGTTGTAAATGCAAAATATCCTATCTTATCTATGGGTGTACCTAGTTTTAAAAATGTTTTTACATAACCCAACAGCTTTGTTGTTTTTCCTGTTCCCGGAGGCCCAAATAATTTTCTACTAATCACATAATCTCCGTTTTATGTTTTATTTTTGTATGGTGTATTGGTACTTCTTCAAATGATTTGATATTAATCTTAATTATATTTTTTGTAGAAGAATAATACTCACCTTCTTTTTTTGATGGATATCTTTTCTGTTCTAAAAATTCTATCTCACAGTCTTTGTATGTAACCTGCATCATACGACCTGTCTTGCCTTCGTTATACTTCCAGTCTTTTGATTTTAGTTTGTCAAAAAAT